ATTCCGGCCGTCACCCCCGCTTCGAAGGGCCGCTCTTCGACGCCGCGCAGTGCGGCGGTCACCGCCAGCAGCGCGAGCGCGTCGTAGAACCTGCGGCCGGTCGGCGTCTGCAGGAACGCGTCGAGGGTAATCCGGTCATCCGGACTCCACTCGGACGCCGGGGCGCGGCGCAGGGCCAACGCCCGCGCGAGCAGTCGCATCGCCGCCCCCGCCTCACGCCTGGCCATCGCCGCCCCCGTCCCCCGGTTCGGTTCCGGGCGCGGCGCTCGCGCCCGCCTTCGCCGTCTTCCTCACGCCCGCGCCCGCCCCCACGCCCGCTCCCGCGCCCGCCCCCGCCGCATCCATCACGCGTCGCGCCATGTCGGCGTCGAGCACGCTGAGCATCCAGCCGTAAAAGCCCTTCACCGCGCTTGCCCCGAGCGTCGCGGTCATGTTTTCCATGAGTGATCCGAGCTGCCCCATGTTCGTGAGCGCGGTCAGGGTGTTGGTCTGACTCACGATCCGGCCGGACACCCCGGCCGCCACGGCGTAGTTCGCCGCAAACGCCGCTTTCGGGATCGCCTCGCCCCGCACCAGGCCGCAGCGCCCGCCGTCGAGTTGCGCCGCGCGGGCGATCTGTTCCCACATCATGGCGAACAGCTCGCCCCACGGCTCCGCAAACCGGTCCACCGCGTCTATCGACATCCCGTTGGCCGCGGCCGTGAGTGTCCGCACCTCCGTCGCGGTCTTGCGGGCGTCGCCCTGGGCGACCGAGGATATCGCCCCCTGCGCCGATCCCACCCGTTTCATGGCGAGGGTCCGCGCGTATTCCTGCTGGTACGTCTGGGCCGCGTCGGGCGGCTCGGCCCAGACGATCTGGGCGCCGTCCAGATATTCCCCCGCGCGAAACTTGAAGGGCGTCGAACGGCGTACGCCGTCCACGAACGGCTTGCCGGCAAAGTCAATCGACACCCCGCGCGCAGTCCGGTACGTGGAGGCCTCCTTCTGATCCACTTCCAGGATCTCGGGCAGCCCGCGCGAGTTGTAAAACCCCTCGCAGTCTTCGTAGCGGAACTGGACGAACGGCCAGGGCCGTTCGGGCGGCGTCTCCTCGCTCGCCAAAATCCGCGGCCACGCCCAGGGGCGGTCGTACAGCGGCGTCTGCGGCAGCGCCGGACAGAACACCGCCACCCGCCGCCCCGCGTCGGATGTCTCGTGATAGACCTCCCACACCTCGACAAAGCGGGCCGAGGTGGCGAGCTGGCCGTCGCGGTAGTGTCCGCGCGCGGCGGCTGCGTCGCCGCTGTAAACGACCGCCCCCTTCTCTTTCCAGACGCGCTCGATCGCGGACACGGCGTCGGCCTCCCAGCCGTTGAGCTTCGCCGCCCGCTTGAATTCGGCGAGCGTGAAGCGAAACAGGTGCGTGACGCGCTGCGCGTCCGTGATCTCGTTCGTGGCCGTCGGCACCACGACCGACAGCGGCGACACGCAGCCAAACTCCGGCACCTCGCGCCCGCCCGCGCCGGTGGCCGTCACCAGCTTGGCCACCGCCGACCCGTAGGTCAATTGGTGGTCCACCGACAGCGACATCCGCTGCCGCGTCTTGCCGATCCGCCGCAGGTGGAAGTCGAACGCGACCTCTGCCGCTTCGGCGTGTCTCACCGCCAGCTCGTCAAGTCCGATGAACTGCGCCAGGCGCGGGGACTGCCACAGGGTCGTCACAACCGCCTGCTTCAACTCCCGTATCAGATCGTCAATCACCGGATCAACCAGGTTGGGCGCGCCGTCATAGAGCGGCTTGGCCGTGTTCTCGCGCTTGTAGCGCTCCTTCTCGTTCTTCTTGCACCGGTCAAACCATTCCCCGCGGTCCTTCATATCCTGCGCAACCAAGTCCCGCAGCGCCGTCAGGCGCGTCGGCGACGCAAAAGCAACCTCGTCCGCATCCACGTTTACCTGATCGTCTCTCATATCGACCTCCCCGTTACCGCGCGGCGCGTTATCGCGCCGTCTCACCTTCACTCCTCCCACACCGACCCGGCGTACTCCTCGCGCGCGCGCCGCCTCCGCGTCGGCGACACGATGTCGGCGCCGTCATCCTCTTTCTCGGTCAGCTTCTTGAAATCGTACAGGTCGTAAAAGACCATCGCCACCGCGTCAGAGCGGTTGGGCGACCGGGGCAGCTTCTTCTTCGCGACCAGTTGCAGCGGACTCGAGTCCACCTCGTAGCGGCAAAAGGCGAGTTCTTCGCGCAGCGTGTCGTCCTGCGGCAGCACCGCCTGACCGAGCCGCAGCAGGTCGGCCAGTTTGAAATACGCCTCGGCGCGGGCGTTGCGGTACATGGACGGATTGTTCGGCTTTCCGGCGAAGTCGAACCGCCGCAGATAAAACCCCTCCCGCTCGAACTGGTTGATCACGATCTTGCCCAGCCCGCCGTCGTCCGCAAAACAGTCCTCGGGCGCGATCGCCAGGCGCTTGAGCCGCAGACACACGATCTCGACCAGCCGGTGGTCGTCCTTCTCGAACCCCGCCCACTCGATCCAGGCGCGGTTGCCGTCGCACACCGCCAGCACCTGTTCGTCGCCCCCCGCCGAAATGTCCAGCGCGGCCCGGCGATAGCGGCCCGCCCCGACCGTCTCGACCTTGCCGTTCATCGCGTCATCCACCCGGCCCATGTCAAAAACCTGCCCCGCGCCCTCGGGCATGAACTCCCCGTAGATCATCGACTGCACCAGCTCCGGCCGCAGACTCGTGATCTGCTCCTCCAGCTCGGCCCGCTTCTCCGGCGAGTCCCACAGGTGCGGACAGTCCGATGCCGCGACCTTAAACCCCTGCCAGCGCCCTGCATCGCGGTGAAAGCAGTCATAGAACGGCCCATAGCTCGGGCCGGGCGATGACAGGTTGATCCAGCGGGTCGCGTGGCAGCGCTCGAACGCCTCGTAGATCTCGATCGGCGGCGTCTTCGCCTCGTCAATCATCAGCAGCAGACTGCTCTTCGCCGCGTTCGCCGCCATCCCCGACCACTCCGCATCGGCCAGGCCAAACCCGGCCAGCGGATTGTTGTGGCCCGCGATGTCGCCCGGCATGCGCGGCGGCTCATGCCACCCCTCCGCCTTGCCGGGGTTGTCCGTCGAAAACGAAACCAGGCGGCTGCCGGTCCGATGATGCCGGCCCCATCCGTCGCCAAACTCCCACCCGTCGCCCAGGCGGCCCGCCCAGTTCTGCAGGTGGGGGTAGAGCTGATCCTTGATCTGCCGGTACGACCCCGACGTCGTGATCGTCAGCGAGCCGACAAACGCCTCCATGTGCCAGAGCACCAGCGAGGTGACCAGCGTAGAGGTCTTGCCAGATTCGTTGCAGGTGCGAACCGCCACACGCGCCCCCCGCCGGGTCATCGCGCGCAGCACCCGCTCCTGCCACCCATACAGGCCGATGCCGAGGCGCAGACGCGCATACGCATCCGCATTCGCCATCTGTTCAAGTACCGCCAGATCCAGCATATCAATCCAAACTCCTGCGACGTTTCGAGATCCCATCGGGGAAATACCGCGTAAAGCGGTTCACGGCGACCCGCACCGTCTCACGGCTCACCCCGGCCACCTCCGCGATGTCCGTCACCGCCCCCTTAGGCAGACGGCCCTCATAATGGCTCATGAGCGCCAGAATTACCCGGCGCTCGCCATCCGGTGCGCACGCGCACCACTGCGTAAAGCGCAGCAGCGCCGTCCGCTGATCCTTACCGGCCGCCGCCGACCACCCCAGCAGACCCCGCACCCGTCCATCCTCCGCCGGATCCGGTTCATCAAAAAACCGATCCACCCCGGCAAACGGCGGTTCCGGCCTCACATCCGCGACAGCCTCCAAAGGAGAATTGCAGCACATGCGCGTACCGTATCACAAACGCTGTAAGACGAGCAAGCATAAAATGACACAAACCATTTTTCCCCCGCCCGCCCTCATGCCATTACTGCGCCGCGCATTCTTGCGCGCCGTCCCCCTTTCAACTTTCAGTTTTCTCTTTTTACCCTCCCCCGTGCGGCCACTACGTGGCCGCACGAAGTTTCTCCTTGTGCAGCCTGTTTGGATGTGTTTCACTCTCAATTGGAGCTGGAGCTGTATACTGATCCGGGACAGGTGCCCAATCAGAAACACAATGCGAAGCCGGTCTTGACGCATAGCGCGGAGGCATAGCAAACCTCGTATGCGTCAAAACCTCGACGTAAACGGTTAGAAAGCAACGGATGTATTGTCGTATATCGGGTTTTGCGGGTGCTAATTCCCCCGCTATGTTTGTCGGATAATACGATGTTCTGCAAGGAAAGAGATGATTGATCCAAGACAGATCAAGAGCGTCATCTTCGATTTCGACGGCACGTTGTCTTCGGGACGATACTTCTCGCCATTGGGGCCGGAGGCGCTCGATGCAATTGGCCAGCTCGTATTCGGCGGGAAGTCAGCCCAGTGGGCAGACCCGTGGATGAGAGGCGACATCTCCTGTCGAGACATCGCGTCATACCTGAGCCACCAACTTCCGGAGACTGAAGACAGGATTCTGTCGGCCTTGCACGACGGGTGTTCAAACATGCCGATCAACGCTGCCGTCCTCGATTTCGCGTCGCTGTCTCGACAATCTGGGCGGAAGACGGCACTGGTCACTGCAAATATGGATGTCTTTACCGAGATTGTCGTTCCTGCACATGGTCTGGATGCGGTCTTCGACCTCGTGCTAAACACCGCCGACCATGGGACGCTCGACAAGAGCACCCTCTGGCGCAAGGCACTTGTCTCCTTTGGTCCCGAACACTCCTTCTCGTCAGCCTTGCTGATTGACGATAGTCCGAGGATGACTGCATTGTTTGAGTCGCTGGGGGGTGTGGCGTACCGCTACCAAGGAAACGAAGGCTTTCAGGACTGGATGGAAACCAGCGGATGGCAGACAGAAATGCAGAACCACGGCGTGCATGGTAGGCTCGCAAGCTCGCCACCATGACGCCGGTCGTTACCGCGTCCGGGCGTTATCGCCCGGCTCCACCACAAGCGCCCACGTCCAGATCCAGACCGTCCGTCCCCTCCCCCCCCCCCCCGCT